CCGTAAATACTTCCGGTTGGATAACGTCTTGTATACGTGTAGTCATTTAAAATCACCTCATCATTTTTTTACCCCGGCCTGCTTCTTTAACCTTTCAGCCAGCTCAGGGTCTTGCTTCATTATTTGTCCTTGCTTGGTAAGGTTCCACTGCTCGGACAGCCAGGGATTTTCCTTATTCTCCCTGCTCTCCCCCGCGCGTGGTGTCCTTCCCCTTAGCCGCTCTTCCACGGCCTTTTCTATGGCATCCCGCCACTCTTGCTCAAATTCGTTGATTGCTTTGTGCGTGGTTTCCGCATCATCTTTCACCAGCACATCAGCGAACTTGGTAGGGATGCCCTTCTCGTAGAGAATGTCCTTGGTATCGGAAAGAAGTTCTTTGTGCTTCAGCTCACGCTCCCGTTTCTCGATTTCCTTTTTCTGCTTTTCCAGCATCTCTTTTTCTTTTTCTTTTTCCGAGAGCTGTGCCAGCCTTTCTGCTTCTTCCCGCTCCTGCCGGATTTTCTCCTCCATCTCTTCACGGAGTTTTTGCTCCCTCTTCTTGAGAGCCTCACTAACCCGGCGGTCAGATTCTTTCTGAACCATCTGCTGCACTTCTTCTTCGGTGTAGGTTTTGATTTCTTGTTCCTCTTCTCCTTCTTCCTGTTGCTCCTCTTGTTCTTCCTGCTGTTCTTCTTCCTGCCCCTCCTCAGCATGGAGTTGCAGGTCAAATTCAAAGTCTTTCATTTCTACTTCCTCCTTTGCCCCTTGCAGTTCATGCCTGCAAGTTGCTTAAATTTAAAAAACCGCCGGTCGGCGGGTAAATATATAACAAAAAAAGAGAGCTTATTCGCTCTCTTCAACGTCTTTCATCCAGCTTGTTAGTTCCTCGTCTTTCTCAAATAACTGCTTTAACCTCAGGCTCATGTATGTTTTTAGCGTATCGCTTGTTTTCGGGTGGTTGTAAATGTCTTTAAGTAACTCCAACATAGCCGAAAAAACGCCCGTGCCCTTGAAGTCAATCCGTATTATCTACCTCACCCTCCCTTTTTTGCCTGGCCTGGTGAACTCCCTTGATAATAAACATTACGGGCAGTATAAATACAGCAGCTATTATCGCAATCATTGCCGCCGCAAGCAAGATATAAAAAATCACCATCAGCCAAGCAGCTACATCTATCATTTCCACTCCCCCTTTCAATATATAGTATGCGCAACTTGCCTCTGATACTACATATTGTTATTCCACATCCTCAATTATTATTCTCATCTGGCAACGGCAGTGGATGTCGTCAACTGCTGTTCCCATTCTGCCAGGGTGCGGGCCTTCGCCGCCGGAAACATCATTCACGAAGTTTTCTTCAAACGGTATGGCGTTATCCTTGCTGTATTTCTCTCCCATGTGCGCGTGCTTATCTCTTACCCTTTCATCCCCGGCATCATCCCACCACTTCTTCATCTTCACGCCCTGGTTTTTAGCGTGCTCAAGGCATTTATGCTTGCCGCTTTCCTGCACCCTATGCCCTTCCGTCCTAACAATCCGGTATGCTTTTTCCGTATCGCGTTCAAGCTCTTCTTTGAGCCGGTCTGTCATTTGCTTGTAAGTTTCACCTCGGGTCATGCCCTGAGTTAAGGTTTCGCGCACTCTGTCTATTACATCCGCTCTTCGCCTTTGTAATCGGTCGTTTAATTTTAGGCCACTGTCCGGGGTCTGGATAATTTCGTTTATGGTATCTCTTTTAAGAGTGCCCTGTATTTTCCGCCCCGCCGCTTCTTCCACTCCTGACTTAGTTTCATCAAAGGCAGTTGTTACGCTGGAACGTAGTCCCTTTCTTATTTCTCGAGCTATTGGGGTAGTTCCTTCTTTTCTTATCTTATCCCTTATCTTTTTTTCAAAATTCTCCATTCGGTTGTATTTTGCCATTGTCTCATATTTGAGCGAACCCTCGGTTTCATATTCAGCAAAATAATCACTGAGCAAGTGTCGTATTTCCCGGTTAAGCTTTGCGTATTGCCTGCCAATTTGCCTCTCTGTATTGCCGAGTATGCCATCTATCTTTTTATCAATGTCACTGAATTTCCTGTCCAGGCTCATTATTCTTCACCTTCTTGTCCTTCTTCCTCCTCGTCTTCCAGTTCATCTTCATATTCGCTCAGGTCAACTCTTCTTTCTTTCTCCTGCTCCAATAAGTCTATCTCTTCCTGCGGGTCATCCACGAATGGAAGGTGGGATAGAAGTGTTTTCTGTGATACAAACCCGCTAAGCTGTTGCACTAACTCCGCAACCTCTTTATCGTTTTCAGGAATATTCCTGGAGAATTTAATTTTTATATCCCTGTAATCAAAATCTCTGCCCCGCAAGTTTAGGAAGTTTGTAATCAGCCTAATCCTGCGCTGTAGTGCTTTCTTGAAGTGCCTTTCTTTAGTTGCTATGGCCTGATCCATGCCCCACAACTTGTATCTGATAGATACACCGGAAAGGTTCTGTGCGAATTGTTCATCCGTCAGGTTCGGAACTTGGGCAAACTTGTGTATGTCTTCCTCCAGCCGCTCCTTGAAATCTCTGGAGGCTAAATACTCCTGACGCTTGGTAACCCATTTCGCGTCTCCGTCTTCATCTAACAGCAGGACACGGTTCTCTTTCATCTCCTGGATTGTCTGTTCATCTGTGCCTGAATAGTTCACAAGTGCCAGGTAAGCATCTGCAAAGTATTCAAAGTCGTTGGCCGTGTCTGACTGTGCTTTATTGTAGGCATCAATCAATGAGACAACACGCTCAAAATCGCCTATACCCTCATCGTTGTTCAGGTATTCAATGACGGGAACCTCTCCGAAGTTGTGTTCCTCTTCCCCCTCTTCCTCTAAGGTGTCGCCTTCCATTTTATAATAATATGTTCTATCTTTTGTGTATACCTCAACTTTTATGATAGGTTCTTCTTCTCCCGGCTCTTCAATTTCATATTCGCGAATGGCAAAGATTGGCTCCGGTTTAATCTTAGTATCATAAACCATGATAACATTTTCCGCTTTCTCGGGGGCAAAGTTCGGCTGTGCCTCTTCATCCGCATAGAGTATCTCGTAAGCCTTACCCTTAATGGAGGCTTCCTTGCTATTAATTGAGTTTACGTTTTGCTCATCGTTCTCGTCAAATACTTCTTGCAGTCGCTCCATATAATCCTCATTTTCTGAAGTGTAAGTCACCGGCTCTCCCATAAAGTAGCCCTGCATCACGTTTACAATATAGGTGGGGAAGGGGCTTACCAGCTTGTTGTTCGGTTTTTCATCCCCGTTCATTTCCCGGTCAAGTATGTCATGTTCACCCTCATAGTAGGCTTGCATCTTCTCGAACTTAGAAGGGTCGTGGTCTGCAAGTAATTCCTCTATAATTTCTTTGGTAGGCTCTTCCACGTCAAGGCGTATCATCTCACCACTCCTTAAAGATCTAACGCTTTCTTACTCATTGTCCTCAGTTTATTTTTTCCGCCAAAAACTGTATGGAGAAAATATCTCTCTTCGTCTTTGGTGTGGTCGTTTTGTTTCAGGGGCTTATCCTCGCCCCGCTCCTGGGCTTTTGCATCCCAAACGTATCCGGAATATTCTCTTATGGTTTCCGTGCAGTTGCGCATAACAAAGTATCTGCCCTGCTGGAGCATACTTGCTTGTGTTCTTATGCCGTCCACAACTTCATTGTCTGCATCCTTTACATTTGCGAAACCATCTTTCTTGAGTTGCGTCTTAAATGATAAAGCCGAGGGGTCAACTATTATTGCCCTCGGCCTGATATTGCCTAAAAAGTCTTTTAAGTCCTGACTGAATTCCGCATCTGTCTTTTGTCTACCATGCCGCGTATGGTCGTAGAAATATTCTTTTTCCTTCCAGGCCATATTCCCATTAACAGCATATAAGCCAAACGCTGTCGGGTTGCCTGTGCCATAGTCTATTGAAACATAATAGCTTGTCGGTTCGGCAGGTCGCTCATCTATAACGTGATAATCCTCGTCAAACATATCATAAACAGCACCCTCAGCCAGCACCCACAACCCATCAATAAGCCGCTTATACCATAGGCCAGAATATTCCCTTTTTAAGTTATCTACATATTCCGGTGGCAGGTTATAGTTATCTTCAATTTTGAAATGCCATTGGTTTAAATCCAATTCTCCGTTGTCCAGATATTCTTGCTTTAGGTAGTGATACGGGCTGTCGGTGTTTGTAGTGCCAAAAAATTTAGCCCCTTCCACAGACAAACGGGAAAGGAGCATCTTAAAAAAACTTTCAGGCCACAATGTAATCTCGTCACCATATGCGCCCGCTATTGTCATGCCCCTGATTTTACCTTCTGCCCGCTCATCATTTGCCCCAGCAATGTAAACCCTTCTGCCAAGCAGTTCAGCCTCACCCATGCCTCGATTATATCTAAACCGGCGTGGGCCAACTATTTCTGATAAAGGGTCTAATATGTTACGCTTTAGAGTGCGCTCCGTTTTACCCGCCATCAATAATTCCCCTGGCGGGGCTGTCTGAATAAACTCAATCCATCTAACCAGGCTACAGACTGTCTTTGATGACCTTACTGCTCCCCACCAGATGTTAAGCCTGGCAGTTGATTCCTCAATGGACTGCAACGCCTTCGGTGAAAATTCTCCCCAGCTCATTGCTTCGACTTCCTGCTCTTTTCTATCACTGACCCCAGCTCA